ACAATAGTCTCTTGATCGCCTTCATTACGAGGATCTAACTCACGGTACTCTTCTACGGCAGACAGTGCTCTGAACAAACCTTTTAGATCAGAACCACCATTCATAACGTATTGAGCAGCGTATTGTAGCTCCTCAGGTAAACTGTCAAAGAACTCTTTTGGAGTTTCTGATTTGACTTTGTTTTCGACCTCTTTGATATTAGCTTCAATGAGTTCTTTCCAGTCAGATACAGAGTACTCCTCCAAAGGTTTTTCGTCATCAAAAGGAATCAAAAGCTCATCTTCAATAAGCTTTGAAAAAACTTCCGAAATACCTACTGAATCTTTACGTGGTCTGCCTGCTTTTTTCTTTACCTCTTCCTCTTCTTCGTCGGCAGCTTCTCCATCAAGATCTGAAATGATATCATCAACAGATTCATTTCCTCCTCCAGTAGAATCATCAGTTTCATCTTCTGATTCGTTTTTGTCTAAGAACGATGTGTCAATAGTTTCCGAAGAAAACATTGACGGTTTTTTTTCTTCTTCGTTAGGAAGTGTGATACTGTCGGCTCCAGGTGCTCCTGAAAAAAGCGCATCAATATCGATGTCTACTTCACTAACGCTTGTTTGTTGGTTATTATCACTCATTTTGGTTTGTTTTGAGTATTATCTCAGTATTAATATACAATGCTGTTTACAAATAAACTTTTAAAATTTGTTTATTGGTATCAGCAAAGTAAATTTTTTCGGAGAATATAGCTACAGTTTTAAAGCTTCTATTTAGAATCTTTTTTATTAGAACCGTCAAATCTGTTTTTATTCTCACGTGCTACTTGTAATTGCTTATCTGCAATCTCTCTTTGAGTGGCAAGACGCTCTCTTTCTATATCAAGCTTTGCGGTTTCAGAAGCACGTTTATTTACGGTTTCCTCTCTACGCATATTCATTTGCTCTTGATATCTATCTTCTTGACGCATGTCTTTCAAGAAATCCTGGTAATCAGACATCTGGTTCTGGTTAATGTCTTGCATTGCACCATATCCAGCAGCTCTAATTTCTGCAATAGTAATATCTTTCTGACGATCTTTTTCAGACTCTTCTTGCTCAAACTGCATCTTCATCATAGCCTCCTGCTGACGAGCTTGAATCTCTTGCTCTTTCATCTGTTGCATTTGCTCCATTTCAGCCTGCTTCATTTGCTGCTGCTTGGCTTCTGCATCTTTAAGCACGCCAGTAACTTCTGCAATGCTATCTGCTTTGATGATATTTCCAAGATCATAGATACTAGCACCAGCAGTATTATTAGTCATTGCAAGCTGCTTAAGCTGCTCAAGAACTTGTCTATGATTTGTCTTAGTAGTAGCAAAAATGTTGATGTCTCTCATTAAGAGATTTACACCGTTCATTTCAAAGTTGACTTTTTCATCAACTGTTGTCATGTATTGCAAACGAACAGAAGGCTTGTTGCTGTGGTAGTATTGTGCCAAGTCTGTACGCATCTGATGTACCCTAGGCATTAAATGATCAGAGTGTTGTACAAAGTACATTTCTGTTTGTGCGTAAGAGTTTGACATTGCCATACGCAAACCAGTTGCAGTAGGTTGTTCTACAGCTTCTCCAAGTCTTTGCGGAGTAATACCAATAGTCTCAAAAGCCTGGCTCTTAAAGTAGTTTGCAAGCTGAATTCTAGACATCAAACGCTGAGTCTGTTCAAGATTCAAAACTTGGTAGTGCTGGAAGTTAAGAGCGTTCTCTGTGTTAGTGATAGAAGTATCCAGAGGTAACATCTGGAAGTTCTTCATTGCCACATATGCTTTAGCCAAGTTGTTCTTGCCCCAGTCTTCTCCCAGAGAATGACGAGGTAGAGCATTCTGGTCTAGCATAATTACTGTACCAAGCTCATCTACAAGAATGTCGGCAATCTGATTGTTTACAATGTTGTATCCAATCTGGTAAGGCTTCATAAGATCTACAAGCGATACTGATCTAGTATTTCTATCTGAGAATACTGATCCTTCAACAGGCAGTTTACAACCATATAGGGAGTCGGTTCCTTTGAATTGGAACTGAAGACGTCCTGGTTTGTGTCTATTTACACCAAGGTAGATAGGATTAAATCCATCAGGATTTGTCATACCCCAGTAAGAAGGATAGTTAGGTCCAATCTTTACACCACCCCAAACTTCATTAATCCAGATCCAGTCAATGTGGTCTCCAAATACAAGAGTCTCTTTTGTTTTTTGCTTGATAAGAGTATTGTTATAAAGTGGTTTATTCATCACCTTATAAGTCTCGTCTACAATGTCTTGAGTTACATTTCCGTTCTCATCAATTCTGTAGAGGTGTCCTACTCTTCTTTGTGATTTCCAGTAGATTGTTGCAACACGCAACATCAAAGTAGTACCAAAGTCAAAAAAGTCTTCTGACTCACCTAAAAGCCAGTTTACAATGTCACCATTAAAGCCATTGTAAGCATCTCTAGTAGCAGTGAATTGACGGAAGCCCAATGAAGGCATCTCTGTATTCCACTCATGTGATCTTGTTGCATCATAGTATGAACCATCATTCTGATATCCGCCTACAGCATAACCAGCAGAACGAATAGGATAAATTGCTTCAAGAGCTTTGTGTTGCTCTTCGTCCATAAGGTAGCCGTATTTATCAATAACGTCAGCTACAGTCATCATGTCTACCTTACCAACCCAGTTACTATCAGATATATATCTGTTGTCTGGAGATTTATGGTAGAAAGTAAGAATAGGATTCCACAGCTCAAGCTCGTAATCATCCTCATTCATTTTAAAGTGCCAGAACTCTCTGTCTGTAATAAGCATATCACGGAAAGCACGCTCTTCAAGTTCTTGAAGCTTAAATCTTTCTTCGTCAACACGCATTTGATGCTCTGCCCACTCTTCAATCAGCGATCTGTAATCCTTTCTAAAGAAGCTTTCAATTTCAGGAAGAGTCTTTAATTGCTCAGGAGCAAGAGCCTTCATGAACTCTTCACTCTCAGGATCAGCACCCAAGCTCATTAGCTTCTGCGCCATCTTCTCTTCAGCTCTTTTCAGAAGCGTGGTTTCAAGCATGCTTCTTTTTTCCTCAATCATTTCAAGATATGAGGTATCATCTACAGCTCTAAACTGTATTTTGCTAGATCTCTTTGCAAACTCTGCAACAAGCAGGTTGATTACGTTAGGTACAATAGGATAGAATTTAATCTCTAGTGCTGACTCATCTTCTTTAGTAAGAATATCTACAAGATCTACATACTCATTATCCTCTTCAATGATGTAATCACTCTTGTCAATAATGCCTTTAGCCAGCTTGTAGTTCTTAAGAAGTCTTCTAGAATTTCTTCTTAGCTGTTTAACTCCTTGAGTTTCAATCCAGTCAATATTCCAAGCTGCCCATTCATCATCTTTCTCCGATTTGGGAATAAACTGAACCGGCTGGGTCAGAGTACCCATCTTATTGTACTCTGCTTTGGCACCAGCCTTAATCTGCATTGCGTTAAATACTTGCATATTAGTAGGTTGTTGAGGTTGACTCTACAGAGTATACTACTGTTTCGTTAGGTTCGTTTATAGACTCGTCGTCACTTATGTAAATGTAAGTGACAGGTACTCCTGCTGTATTATTTTGATAGCTAAACATCATTTCAAGTTTTTAAAAGCGCTTTTTCTAATATTCTCAGTTGTACCAATAGATCTACCACCCATATGTCTAAACGGGCTCATTTTTAATTTATACAAATTATCTGGTTTTTCCAAAGACTTGGTGGTATTCTCTGTACGTTTTGAGTATCCACGGTTAGATTGTTGAACTTTTGCAAACGCTACTAATGCCGAAAATGCTACTAATCGGTCAACGTTAAGTCCAGGATGATATGCTAGCATTTCTTTAAGCAACATCATATCTGGAATACGCTCTACACCATAGGTTGTTTTTACAATTGTTCCATCAGATTTAGTTTTTACATCCAGCTCTTCTCTAAGAAACTCAATTGCATATGAGATCAAGTGACTTTTAAAGAGTGTTCCTGTGTTTTTCCAACCATATTCCTGAAACACATTGGCGTTTGATCCAAGATCTTTTAAGAATAGAATCTGACTCTTTGGTACAAGGTATCTCTGCTTCTTTTTTGCAATCATATGCTGAATAAAGAGAGATACGTTGTTTTCTACAATGGTCCATGCATTGTACCACTCAACAATATTCTCTAGCATCTCATGCGTTTTGTTGATGTCATCGTATCTACCACACCAACTAGCTACAATCTTGTCCCTTTCAATAAAGCTCTCTACGCCATTATCTGTAGTCCTGGTAACCTCCACTGGGTTCTTGTATACAAAAATGCTACAGAGCGAATCTGAGGTGGTTGTTTTGCCTTCTGATACAGGGTCAATAGATGCGTAGTAAGTTCCAAAGCCTGGTGACTCATCTGGTCTTTCCCAAACACAGAGAACTCCTGTTTTATCTTCTGTCTTTTTAGATATTGGAAACTCTGAAATAGGTAGTTTTCTGCTTCTCTCTGCAACAAGCTTTCCATTGCTATCCCTCTGTAGATCTATAAACTCCACAGAATATTCTTTCTCTTCAATTCTTTTAGACTGTGCAGCAACGAGATTGATTGGAAAGATAGATTGCTTGCGATATGCAAAAGCTTCTGCAATGTTTGTAGGCTTCTGAGAAATACGAAGTTGAAACTGTTCTGGAGCAAGCTCTTTTTGCCACTTTATTCTTTCCTCAACAATAGCTGCCAGTGCTTCTTCTACTCTTGAGTTACCCCAATCATCTATAAAAGGGGGCATAGACCACTGCTCAGGAATAAAAAGTCCAGATTTACCCCATGTTCTATCAGCATCTAGAAGATCTGTCTCTACAGAATAGATATCATTGACGTCAGGATTTAGAATCATCTGCTTTAACGGTTCGCACTGATCCAAATCACCCACAGATCCAGCTGCAATAAACATACCTGTAGTCATCATACCTGACTGCATAGCAGGTCGTATGTATTCGTATGTCTTATCCATCTTAGGAGCAATACCAGCTTCCTCGTGAAAGAAGTACGTCACAGGTCCACCTACACCAGTAGTAGCATCTTTCTCAAATGACATACCTTGGATCTTAGAATTAAGACCTCTGGTGGTAATTCTGTTGTTTATTCTAACCTGAATCTTCTGTTCCCATATAAGAACCTTGTCGGGAGAGCACGGTCTATACCAAGCAGTGTGCTCATTTAAGAAGTTCCTGTATTCATCAAGGAACTTCCAGCTACCCTTGTCGTTGATATAGTCTTTTAGTGCCGCACCAATCTTCAGAATAGAACCTTCTTCAAACCAAAACTGATTGATTAGCTTACCCATATGAAAGTAAGAAGATGCAATCTGACGTTTCTTTAAAATAGCAGAGTGTTTGTAGTTAAGTTCTGCAAGCATCTCATACAATGCCATGTGATACTGTGCATCACGAATCTTAGCAAAACCATACTTCTTTTCTTCTTTGTCAAAGATTGGAAGAAAGTTTAACCACATGTAATAATCACGGGTTATATAGAAAATTTTTCTGTTTTTACCGTGTACTATGATACCATTTCTGCATTTTTTCTTCTGATCTTCCCAATATTCTACAAAATCTTTAGATTTAAAGGGTGCTGTACAGTACAGTCCTTCTTTGTTAAAGATTCTAGACTGTTCATTAAAGATTAGCGATGTCTCATCAAAGTCGTACTTACCCGGAATATCAAATATGGACTCAACAAAGTCTCTGAACTCATCGCGAGTTTCAAAAACAGTGCTTGTCCAAGCATCATCTTTCCAGGTAGGTACGTCTATGAAGCTCATATCTCTTCGATGTAGTGAGCTACTCTTTTAGGATCACCTTCACACTTGAGAATAATCTCCGTGAGAACAGAAATTTTAGGAGACTTAAAATCAGGAAACAAAGGTTTTACAGAACCAAAGTATCCAATGTAGTCTTCTCTGACAAAAGCATGCCAGCATTCATCATACGGGTTGTAATGAAACAACCAGTTGTAAAGTGCACTGTTTTTCTCGTTCATTTTAGATTTGGTCATATGAGAGTCCTTGCCCACCACGGACAGAACTTTTTTGTTCATCTATA